AGCTTATTACGAAGAACCTGCCCCCCACGGCAGCTAATTTGATTCGTAAAGAAATTGAATCCCGCAGAATTAAAATTTATTTGCCGCTATATCGTGACGGCGATTATTGGATTCGCTATCAAGATAGAAATGGTGAAACTGTTGTTGAGTCTTTTACAAGCAGAAAAGCGCGGCTGTTCGCTATCCGTGACTTAGTAAAAGCGGGTATTAACCGAAGTAGTATTCAACAGTATTCCAAGATTGAAGACGCCTTTGAAGCGCCGGGTATGGGCAGCTTTGGGTTCTTCGGTAAGGTAAACGAAGAGATAGATAAGTATTACAAAGATCAGTTCGGTCCTAGAGCGCAAATCCCTGCCGAACTGAAGCAGACTTTGTATAAGTTGTTTTTGGACACTATTCCTGCTTCGTCCGTACGGCAGCAGTTCCGTAAGCGTGAGGGTTATAAAGGCGCTAAGAAAGACCTTCTTAACGTCTATGCCATCGTCGCTTCTCGCATGGCGAACCAACTGACTAACCTTGAATATGCGCCGCAAATTGACGAAGCCACGAAGTTAGTCGAGGAAGACGTAGCCAAAGACGGCTCAATGACGGCGTTGCAACTTGGCAACGAATTAAAAGTACGGCTTAACTTTTTGCGTGATCCGTCTAATAGCAGTTTGGTTAACCGTTTTGTGTTCATGAGCTACGCAGATTTTATCTTGGGCAATATGTCCTCTGCCGTAGCCAACACTACTAACTTGCCGATGATTGTTTATCCGATGCTTGGCGGCGAGTACGGCTACGGTAAAGCCAAGACTGCAATGGAAGATGCAATTGCCATGTACTTCCAAGGCGGTTGGGACGACGATGGTAAAGCAGGAAAACCGAGGAAATTTCCAGAGGCCGACCGTACTGCGTTTGACCCGGCTTCTATTCCGCCCAATTCTCCGTTGGGACGATTGTTTGAAGAGGCTGTTAAGCAGGGTGCTATCAAGCACTCGGTTGGCTACGACATTATGGAGGCTCGTGACCGGGGAGCCACGCTCAGCGATTACTCTGGAATGCTTAACTACACTAAGCAGTTCTTGGGCTGGACGTTCCAAAACACAGAGCGTTTTAACCGCGAAGTGACTCTTATCGCGGCGTTCCGATTGGAGATGGAGAAGAAAAGAGCGCAGGGTCTTACGGGACGGGCTGTTGAAAAAGAAGCCATTAACAAAGCTATTCGCCTTGCAGATGAAGCCAACGGTGAAACGCTAACTGAGCTTAGCCCGCGCATATTCCAGACTGGGGTATTAAAGGTTGCCCTCACGTTTAAACGCTTTGCTAGGGCCATGTATGCACTTCAGGTGCGACTGCTACGCGATGCTCTTGAGGGGTCAAAAACTGATACGACGGGGATGAGTCCACAAGAGAAAGCCGAGGCAGAGGCTGCTGACCGTGAGTTTAGAAAGGTTGCTATTAAGCAATGGGTGGGTACTGTTGGCGGTGCGTTTACGTTTGCGGGTATTCAGGGATTGCCGTTTTATGGTTTAGCCACTGGGTTGTCTGCGATGGCAAGTGCTGTATCGGCTGCGATGTTTGGTGAAGCAGATGATGAAATCACTGACGCAGAAGAAGACCTGAAGCAAGACGTTGGACTTGGGGCATTTAGGGGTCCGGTCAACCAGATTTTTGGTATCGACATGGCGGCTCGTACTGGCTTTAACGGTATGTTTTGGCGCGATGACCCACGCCGTTTAGATGAAATTGGATTGGAACTGTTTGCGATTGAACAGTTTTTAGGCCCTGCGTACGCCTCTATTCGTTCTCGTACCGAAGCAGTAAAAGAATGGTATGAAGATGGGTATTCTGATCGCGTGCTTGAAAAGCTGTTGCCGATTGCTGCTAGAAACTTTGCTAAAGCGTGGCGTTACTACAGTGATGGTGTATTGACTAGAGACGGCAAACAAATCACTGAAGACCTTGATGCCTACGAAATTTTCATGCAAGCGTTTGGATTTACGCCGACGCAGGTATCGGAAGCAACGGCTCGTGCTGGCGCTAGAAAAGAAATTGTTGATAGCGTTATTGAACGCCGACAGGCGTTGTTTAAGGATGCTTATTCTGCATGGTCACAAGGCGACCAAGAAGGCTACGAAGAAGCTTTGCAAGATATTAGTAAGTGGAACAAAACTAAAACTGCCGCTGAATTTGACGCTAAAATTAATTGGGACGAACTTGAACAGTCGTTCCGTCAGCGCAGTAAGGCTGCTGAAGAAGCCGTTGATGGTATTTCAATACCAAAACGATACCGTGAAGGTGCTATCAATCGGGTAAAAGAGTAATTAACCAACTCTCCAAACCCTAACGCCAAGGTGTCCTTCCTTGGACGAGGCATAAGCCTTCACTCGTACTTGAGCGGCCTTGGCTCGGCAGTCTATCACGTACAGCATTTCTGGAATCTTCAGCGTGGGGATAAAGAAACTATCCCCGACCGCCATACCCTCGAAAGGGAAGATCCACTCAGGTTCCACTACCTTTATTGTCATCTAACAACTCTTTTGGTACTTCGTACTGGAATGCGTACACATGGATAGGTGGGGTCGTCATACCGGCTTTCCAACCAGTAGACAGGCGCATCTTCTTGGACTCTAACTTGACAGTCGATTTCTCCAAGGCTTTCTCAAACTCGGCTGTGCCTACGCTACGACTGGTCAGGTACTGCTTAAATTTATTCTTGGAGACATACTGCGTCGAGTTGCCGATCTCAACACGGGCTACGAGTTCACCAAACGGCTCGTTCACAACCCGGCCTTCGTCGAAGATCAACGTGCCCTTACGCCAATGATCGTTTAAAAATTCACCGATCAGACCCTCATAGTCTGTGATGCTGTTCTTCTGGGTGTTATCCCGGACTTTGATTGTTTCAAGTATCACTTTGTCAAATATCCTTTCTATGTCGAAGTTGATGATACCCGCCTCGTTAGCGATCTCCGCACCGGCAAAGATGGCGCTGAAGGCAGTCTCATAGAAGCGGAAGGCTGCGTTGCTACCTAGTTTCGTACCGGTTACACGCTTACTCCACTTCTGAATACGGGTGCGGATCTCCGTGTCGCCCATCGTCAAGAGCTTATCCATGAAGGCAACTCCGGCATGACCGTGGTTGCGATGCAGTGGGTCGAAGATCTCTTTGCCGACTTCCAAAGTCAGGTACGACGGCGGGACAAGCACGTACTCCAATAAACGCATGATCTCGCCACTTGCGTTAGCTTTCTTATTGAAGATCAGGTCGTACAGGGATACGTTCGACGACATCAAACACAGCATGGAGGCAATCTCCTGCTGCTCACGCTCGGCGTTAATCGAACTCTGCATACGCATCTTGCCCTTGCCTTGAGAGACAAGGTGGATCAGCTTCGATATCTGCTCAGGCGGTTTCTCCTGAATCTCGTCCATGCCCATCATGATGTTCTTGAGCGACATGGCGCGGCTGTTGAAGGCGTTGTCCGTAGACTCGTACACGCTCAGCGGCTTGGGCGAACCCCACACAGAAAGTGCTGCATAGAGTGACCCAGACTTGGCTGCGCCTGACGTACCCGTGAAGCAAAATGTCATACCGTTTGTGGATGTAAACCGCATCAGCGGGGAGCCAAACGAGATAAACAAGCCGAACGCTTGCATCTCCAACTCAGGGCGGTTTAGTTGATTGATGCAATCTTTCCAAACCTGAAAGTCACCCTTCGGACGCATAAGGCGCGATATGTCACGTATTAGGGGACTGGATGCCGCCCTGCGAGTGACCCCGTTGCCAAGGACTTCGGTCTCACCGATCAAGAACGATTCGTTGCCTTCCGTCCACCCCATCTGGTGACAGATCTTGTCGGCAGCGTTCTGGCTCTGTAGGTAGTGTGCCCATTTCATAATGTAATCCACGATCTTAGGCCATAGGTTCTGGTTCGGCGGTGCGATACCGGCCTTGCCAAGAATGTCTTTCAGGCTATCAACCGACTGCGCTTCGCCCATCGAGATATATTTCTCACGGACTTCGTGAGGCAGTTTGATCCGAACAAGAAATAATTCACCGTCCGACTCACCATACATTCGCTTGATGGGGAAGAATTCATTAGTCGATATCAGCACCGGTTGTGGCTGGATCTTTACTCCATCGTCGTCTTCTTCGGAGGGGGGTAGGTAGTAAACTCCCCCGGCTCGTCCTCGTACATAGGGTAGGATCGCTTTAGGAAATGGCGGAACTTCTTGGGGATTCGCCTCGACCCGAACTGCGACCTCCTCGGTGACTTCCTCTGCCGGGGCTGCAACAAACTTCCTTCCAATGGCAAGTGGGTTGGTGATTCGTCCCTTATGAGGACATCCGTCACATCCACCGGGGTTTCGCTGCGCGAAAATTTCGCAACTATGCGGCTTACCAACTGTTTCATTCGCTTTCCTAAGTGTGGCTTCAGGGCTATATCCGGGGTAATCCTCGGACATCAAGTGGATGGCAGTCTCCCAATCCGTGCAGTGCCGTGCGATGGACAACGCCGAATGCCAGACAGGTTCGGGTAGCGTCTTGGAGTTAATCAGAGCATTCCTGATCTGATTGCACCCGTTGCCGTCCAGACTCATCTCAGCGATGTCTTGGAAGGTAACTTCAAAGTTGTCAAACTTGGCTATCTGCCGGGTATCTTCATCCAATCCCTTCGGCACAAGATCAAGAATTGATCCGGTCGATAACTCCACTTCACCTAAATAATCTTTAAAGGCAGCGAAGTCGTACTGGTTGATCTCGTCTGTCAGGAACTTCGTTGGGTTCGGAGGATCAGTTTTGAAGTTCAGCGTCTCTGGGCAACGCATGATCCGGGTGATGTCAGCCGTCACCACGGGGTCAATCTTCATATGATCCAAGCAGAGTTGCTTAAACTTCTCTGCGTACGCCTTCCACTCTGCAATCGGCACGGCTTCTTCAAACGGCCAATACGCATGAATACCGTTACCCGAGTCAATGACGACCGGCGGGGGAAGTTCCGTAACTTTCAGGAAATGATCTAGGTCTTCGATTGCCTCAGCCTTACTACTGTAATGACCGGGCTTATCAGGCTTGACATCTAAATCAACAAAGAAGGAACGACAAGACACAGCATAGTCGCCCATACGACTATGACCGCTGAAATTACTCAAGGCAATGAATACGTTCTTGCCTTCTGAATTTATCTGCTCAACTAAGTTCTCAACCTCGTCAAGGCTCTCTGCAAACCGGTTGACTACCTTCTTGTCTACAGCAATCTCGGTAACGCAGTAGATGCCATGCGGGGGCAGTACTTTCTCGTAAAATTGTTTTCGCATGAACACCAACCCACTTAGATAAAAAAGGCGGGGCGACAGCCACCCCGCCAACCACGAGTAGCACCTCAAATAGTTCGGCCAAGCATCTCCTCTATGTACGCCTTCGCTTGTTTAAGGTTATGAGCAGGTAACTTCCCTGCGTCCAGATCCTGCCTGACAAGGTGCATGAAAGCCTCGACTAACTTGCGCTTGTCTTCGTACATCATCTGACCCCTAAACCATAAATGCACCGTATTACGGGATACATTCAACGCTTCGGCTACGTATACAACGGGGAGGTTTGCTTCAACACATAGGCGACCAAGTTGTACTCCTAACAGAGTAGCGTCTGCCTGTTGCAGTTGAAGTAGCAACTTGTCGCCATACGTGCGGGGCATTGATTAACCCTTCTTAGACCACTTCTTGATGACATCCGACACATCGCCAGACGGCGCAGCCGGTTCAGCCTTTTTGGTCTCACGAACAACGGGTTCAGCAACAGCCGCCTCATCGACAGGGTTAAACGTAGCACTCGTAGCCGTAGCAACGACCACAGTCTCTTCGCCTTCATCCTGCTGATACACGGTCAACTTAACAGCGTTCTCCGCTGCCTTAGTCTCCTTCTGACGTTGCACGGCCTCAGCATCCTCTTGAGGGACAACGCCAACAGGCGAGAACAACAACTTCGGTACAGGCGACTTAGTGTCGAACTGCATCTTCGTGATTACACGACCTGCCGAAATGTTGTTATTGGCAAGCATCTGAATGTATGGACGGAACGGATACTTACCGCCCTCTTCCTTACCAAAGCAGGAAGTAGCCGGGAGAACCAACTGCATGACATCGCCGTTCGGATCTTGTGGGAGAACCACAGCCGTACGCCACGACAGACGACACGCTGAACCGCTGCCGCCTTGACCAGAACCCTTCACAGAGAACTGACACTTATCACAGGCAGAGGCTTGCGGAGTCTTCACTTCCGGGTCAGGCGTCTTGGAATCAGACGACCAACACACCGGAGAAATCTTTTCGCCTTCCTTGTACGCACCCGTGTAGTAAGTGCGGCTTGGGGCGTGAGCCATCTTCACAAAGATCACATTCATGTGGCGATCTTCGATGGAACCAATCTCCTTACCACCGGCCATCTTGCGGAACACGCCGCCCTTGATAGAGATGCGCTTAGACAGCCCACCGCCACCAGCAACTGCACGGGTATCGTCATCGACCCCGCCTTGGATCTGGGCGAGTTCGCTCTTCAAACTTGCAATGATATCGTTACTCATAAATTCCTCACTTACTGGCTTTACGCACTGAAACACCGTACTCACGCATCACGTTTACTCCCGGCGGTAGTCCGTCCATTGCGGTCTCCGAAAGGAACTGCTTAAAGTTGCTCTGATGGATGCGCCGCTCAAGCAACTGAACTGCTTCGTTATCTAAAACGAACTTGTAGAAATTCTCCCAGTCTTGACAGAAGAAGCGTTCGTTTAACTTCCTCATCACCGTGCCGTGCTTTGTCTTGATGCTATCGGCATTGACTGCGTTACACATCTCAAGCATGACTGCTTCTAACTTAGCCATGTCTTCCTTCAACTTGGCATCCGCTGCCTCATACTCGCGGAGCAACTTATCCCGCTCCGAGCGTATTAACAAATACGCTTCGACATACTGATCTGTATCTGTACTCATACTTCCTCCAACTCCTGCTTGTACAGGTCTACTAACTTTTGATGGTCATCAACTTTGCCTTGGAGCATGGTGTAGATCTTCTTTTCAACTTCCGATCCACGCAGATGCACCACCGACATTTTGTTGACTTGGCCTACTCTCTCAATACGAGCAATGCACTGTAGATACGTCTCTACTGACATTACCGGTGCCCAGAATACAACCGTGTCAGCAGCAGTTAGCGTTACGCCGTGTGATGCAGATTGAGGCTGAATTACTAGGACTCTAGGATCTGTCGCAGTTTGGAACCGGTTGATAACGTCGTGCCGATTCTGGGCTGAAACACTTCCGTTTATTACCTCGTTCGTTATGCCTTCTTTCGTCAGGAATTCCGTAACGATGTCGATAGCATGAAGGAACGGAACAAATACTACAACCTTGTTGGTAGTTTCTTCAAGCACTTCTTTGAGCGCATTTAAACGTGGCGCGATGTCGAACTGCACAACGTCATGCTTGTCGGTGTACACCGCACCTGAAGATATCTGTAGAAGTTTATTAAGAGCCGCTGCCGCATTGACGGCGGAGACTTGCTCTCCGGCTGCTTCTATCAGTAATTGCTTTTTTAACGCATGGTAATACTTAGACGCCTGTGGACTTAGTTGTACGTCTCGGGTTTGGTAAATAATTTCTGGAAGATCTAAACACTCCTTCTTGGTATATCGAACCGCTGGTTGTAGCGCACGGTACACCTCGTCGGTAGCCACGTGTTTCGGAACCCATTTAAATTTGCTGACCTGCACCATGACGCGATCACGCCATGCGGTTGAGAACTTGGGAACGCGCCCCGGACTAACCAATTTAGCTAATCCAAACGCATCGACCGGCGACTGTGCGGCAGGGGTTCCCGTCAACATCCATAGCCATGTGTCTGCCTGAATCAACTTGGCAAGGTTCTTCCATCGCTTTGTGCTAGGACTTTTATAAGCGTTTGCCTCGTCAATCACGATGAGATCGAACTTGGCTTGCTGTAAGTCTTCTAGTACGACCGCTGTGCCGTCATAGTTAATAATCGTAAAGTCAAAGTTCTCATCTAATATTTTCTTACGCTTTGAAGATGAGCCGTGTGCGACACCACACGTTCTGTGCATTGCCGTCTTAAAGATGTCGGCTTGCCATGCTGAATACATAATTGACAACGGGCAGATGACTAGTACTTTCTTGATTACGTTCTGTTTCATCAAGTAGTCAGCAGCCCAGACCACCGCTGATGTCTTGCCTGTCCCGGCCTCGTTAAAGCAGAAGGCTCGTTGACGCAGGGACAGAAACTCTGCCGTGTCGCGTTGGTGATCGAAAGGTTTGTAGAAACCCGGCCAGTCGTAGTCCCTCTGCATGGGCGAGGGGATCTTGGGCACGTTGGGGTTAGGGAGGTAACGATCTAGGTACTCAGCGAGAATCTTCATCTCGCCGTGATCCCAACAGATCAGGACTTCCTTACTGTGCTTGTTGTCTTTGAGGATTTCGCTACGTTCTAGCCGAGATGTGATTTCGGTAGCGAAGTTATTGGATGCGGTTATCTGCACCGCTGCGTTGTCTACTATTTGCATACTGTACCTTTGTTACTAAAGGCCCGTATCGTGGGCTAGACGGCTGACGCCTAGGGGGATTCATCGAGGTAGCGAGTCCCTATCGTCAACTGGCGCGGTTATTGGGGGGAGAAGTGGGTGGGAAACTCCCCTACAGCACACTCACGCCTCGTGCATTATTTCATAGCACCGCTGGAAGTTCTACGGAAAGAACGATTCTTTGACGGTGACTCTAACTTAGTTCCTGTTGCGTTACTGCCACCCTTGGACAATGCTTTTACGTGAGCAATGTCTTTACCTTTTCGGCTAATACCTTTCTTGTCATAGGATCGCCGCGCACGCTGACGCTCCATGCGGTTCTCGTGTTCACCACGCTCAACCTGCTGCTTGTACTCTTTTTTGTAAGGCCGTGCCTTGTTTACGTATGGCATCTCATCGCTCCTTATAAAACTTGCAAGTGCTAACCGGACACCATCCACACAGGCCACCCGGCTTTGCCATCCACATATTGTTTTCATGAGAGATCTGAATAGCACTCAGTACCGGGAGGAAGTTCTCCCACAACTTATTTATGTCAGATCTCGCATATTCCTCAGTCACAAAAACGTTGTGCATCACGAACAACAGACCTGCCTTGATCCGCTCAACCTCGGGGAAGTGAGCAAACGTCATCAAGGCCATCAACTTTAACTGCTTCGGGTCAGGGTATCGGTGACTGCCGGTCTTGTAGTCCACAATGTAAGCATCGGCTCCGTCCACGATCAGTAAGTCAACGATGCCCCGTACCCACCTATCCTCCGAGTCAAACGCGCACGGCTCGTGAGTTTTTGATATTGCCATCTCATGTTCACAATATCGCGAGCCGGCTATCGCGATTAGCGCGTCTAACTGTGGCTTAAAACGTTCATAATTCTTGGCAAGTGGTGTCCCGTCACGGACGTAATCCTCGCAAGCCTTATGAACAGCCGTGCCATAGAGCATCTGCTCCGTGGTTTTCTTAACAAAGTCCTTGGCTACCTTGGTGTGGTAGTACTGCTTCGGACAATTTATGTAGTCTTTAAGACTGCTGAACGACCACTGAATCACTAACAATCCCCATAGGACTCCCCGTACTTGGCCTCGCAAGCAACGGGCAACCCACTAGCCCAACTAGGGGGAGTAGACATTACTTCGGTTATAAACGCAACTGCTTGGTTTAATTCATCTTTTGGTACGACGATTACCGCTGCGTCATGCACCGTTAGGACAGGACGATACCGCTCCCGGATCTTGAGCATCTGCTCACCAACGATAATCCGAGCCAAGGCTTGCACGATGTTCTCAACCATCGCCCCGCCCCATATACTTGTGATGCCCTTGCGAGACTTATAGATATATTTCTTATCGCTGAGTCTGAGATCGGGGTATCGTATAAACATTTTATTTGGGAGTAGCACTCCCGAAGGGGTAGCCCATACACACTTGTTTTTGCCTATCGGGTAAGACTTTAAATTATCAGGCCATGACGATAAGTGCGGTAGCGCACTGTCGCAATCTCGCCATAAGTCCGTGATCATGTGGTTGGAGTCACGGTACAGATTCACGATACGTTTGCATTCGTCTTCAGGCAGGTCAGCCCCCGGAGGCTGCGTCTTCAATGTGTGCTGTAACTTCTTAGCCCCTGTGCCATAGCCCAGTCCAAGGATGCAGGTCTTGCCGACGAACCGCTCGACCGGATCAGCCTTGCTAATGGGCTTCTTGTAGATCTTGGTTGCGAAGATCGAGTACACATCCTCGCCCTTGGCGAACTGTGCGGTGACATCATCCTGTCCAGCCAGCCATGCGAGTACACGCGCCTCAATCTGAGAAGAGTCACAGTTGATAATTACATTGCCTGCGGGGGCCATGATCGACTTCTTCAGCGTTTTCTTTTTCTTATCACGGCTTGGCAGGTTCTGGAAATTAACCGAGTCCGACCCCGCCCAACGCCCTGTGTGCGCCCCGTAATACTTCAACGGGATTGGAACCTTGCCACCGTTCCGCGCACCGATCCCAATAAACCGCTCGATGCGTGACTCCTCGATGGTGGACTTTGTACCCAACCGGACAGAGCAGAGTTGCTGAATCAGCGGGTCTTCGTGTTCTAAGAGTTCAATAAACCCTTCGTCGTTTTTAGCAAGTGCAAACGTTTCCTTACCGGTTGTTGGACTAATCTTCATCGGCACAGGGATGCCGAGTTCCTTCAGGATGGCAGCGAATTGCGGGTTGCTTGCTAACTTCGCCCGAACCTCTTCCTCACTCCCAACGTCTAGTACCCCTTTCAATCCCGCCAAGAGTTCGTTCTTCTCCTGCTTGATCTCTTCAAGTCGCTCAACCAGCAACGCATCGTCCACCGTCAGGGTCGGGATGGTGTACATCCGCAAGGTCATGTCGATCAGATCGAGTTCTTCTTGCGGGAAGTAATCCTCGATAAAAAGGTTGAACAACTTGTAAGTAAGATTGACATCGTTAATGCAATAATCCCCATAACGATGCAGATCAGCAGGAGCAAAGTCTTGCCGACGCTTCCCAAGGGCATCGACGACTTCCGTACCTTTCTCACCTAAGTTATACCTCTTAACCAGATTCGCCAGAGATCCGCTTACATCAACGCCATGCTTAGCCCGAGCCATGCACAGGGTGTCGAAGTAGTAGGCAGGAACAATGTCGAAAATGAAGGAGAGAATCCCCCCATCAAACTGCGTGTTGTGGCACAGCAGGGCTGACGTACCCCAATCAACTTGATTCAGCCACGCTTTGATTTCATCCTTGGTTCCGCTAAACCACTGCGTCTCGTCATCGTCAATCTTCATCGCTACACCGACGACTTCAAACAACGGACTACGGATGTATTCTTCCGTGGTCATGCGACTAAGACTGAACTGATGCGAATAGTACGTCTCAAAGTCGAGTGTTACGAATGACATATTTCCACCCTTTTGCTGTCTCTACGAACCCTATTGCCGCCAACGCCTCGACTGAGCGGCACTCGCCAAATCTGTACTTGTGCGACCGGAACGACTCCGGACTAACGAATTTCCGCTTGCACTCCGTACACCTTCTTTCTTTTACGACGACTGACATCTTTCAACCTCGCTACCTCTCGACGTAAATAAATAATCTCATCCCGACACGCCCACAGTACACTGCCAACCGTCAAGAACTTCATCTCTGTTGTCGTCGATGCGTCGTTGATGTTGGCAGGTAGTGCCTGAATCAGATCAAGAATATCATCTTCGATTTCCACGTAAATACTCCAATTCATTCCTCAAAGTAAGAAGCTCTAATGAAAGGACTGTAGCCTCGTCTGACAGTCCCGCTCTCCGTATGTTCTGTAAGGATCGTTCGACTAGGGATTGCTGACTCTGGCCATATCCCCAAGGGGCGGCGTTCAACTCGTCTTTCCACGAGCCGGGTGGGGATATGTTGTCTACCACCGTTTTCGATTTCGATTCTGTAGTCATACTCTTTTATCCCACGATGAACTGCTGATGCCATATGGTGGTGCTTTATGCCCCACGCTTTCTCTAGGTCTTTGTAACGCACTCTGTCATGGTTCTCTCTAGCCTCTCGTTTGCGCTCCATCAAGATTTTGTATTGCTCAAACGAAAGCACCAAGTTAAACCTAGACGGTTTTTTATACCCATTCTCCATCTAATCAAAACTCCACCCATCCCGTGATGATGTACTTGTCACCTTTCAACGGGGGATTGCCGCGATGGGTATGCGTGAACCCGGCTGGCCATAGAAGCAAACGTCCGGTCTTGGGCTGAACTCGTTTGCTCAAATACAAAAATTCCGTCTCACCACCGTCATCGACGTCATTTAAGTAAAGGGTGAACACCAACACTCGGCTACGCTGCATTCTGGCGGTGTCTTCGGCGTGCCAAATGTGATACCCACCACCCGGCACAGTCTTTTGAATTTTAATTGTGTAAATCTTGTGCGGGTCTGACGTTTGCAGGATTGAATAC